GGATCTAGTTTTATTCAAGCCACCAGCATACAGGCTGTTGTTACAGCAACGCCTTCAACAAATAATGTTTCTTCTGCGCTTTCATTTTCCACAAACGGAGGATCAAGTTCGCCTACCGAACGCATGCGTATTGACTCCTCCGGCAACGTCGGCATTGGTACTGCGTCGCCGGGGACAAAACTGGATGTTGTTGTATCTACCAATAATGGGTTGCGTATTTCCGATGGTGCAGTAACAGGTGTTGTTTACGCTTCTAGCGGCCCAGCCATGGTTGTTGGAACTACCAGCAATCACCCAACTGTACTTTATTCCAACAACGCCGAGCGTATGCGTATTACGACGGACGGTGAAATTTATATTGCTGGAACTACCGACCAAGGCGCGTATAACCTGCAATGCAACGGCACAGGCGTATGGGGTGCGGGTGCTTACGTCAACGGCTCTGACGCACGACTGAAGGACAACATCCAATCGCTTGATGCGGGGCTTGATGTGGTCAAGGCCATGCGTCCGGTCACGTTCCAGTACAAGCCGGACTACAGCAAGGATCAGAGCGTACAGCCCGGTTTCATCGCGCAGGAATTGCAGACTGCGATGGCGGGTAAAGCCTACCTTGAAGGCGTGGTGCAGGAAGGGCCGAACCACCTTAACGTGGCGTACCAAAACATCATCCCGATTTTGGTTAAGGCGATTCAAGAGTTGGAAGCCAAAGTCGCCGCATTGGAGGCAAAATGAAACTAGACCTTACACCCGAAGAAGTGCAGGCCATCCTGCAAGTATTGGGACAACTTCCGACGAGCAGCGGCGCATGGCCGTTGTTGGCCAAGATCAAGGCGCAAGCCGACGAACAATTGAAGGAGCAGAGCAATGGCTAATTGGAAAATTGAACAGATGATCGTGAATCCGCAAACCGACTTGCACACCGACGTTGTGGTGACGGCGGCATGGCGCTGCACGGCGGTAGATGGCGACCACAGCGCGTCCAACTACGGCAGCATGGGCTTTGCCTCACCGGGCGGCGACTTCATCGCGTATCCCGATCTGACCGAAGCCGATGTGCTGGGTTGGATTTGGGCAAACGGCGTGGACAAGGCCGAGGTCGAAGCGAACGTGGCGCGGGAACTGGATATGCAGGTCAACCCGCCGACGGTGGCGAAGCCGTTGCCGTGGAGTAACTAATGGAATCTGTAAAGCTTGAAGTCACGCTTGAAGAAGCCGTCGCTATCGTGAATCTGCTCGGCACCCTGCCGACGAGCCAAGGCGCACACCCGCTCTGGGCCAAACTCAAGGCACAGGTCGAGCCGCTGTTACCGAAGGAGGAAGCAAAGTGATTACCTACACATGGAACATCTCGCGCATGGACTGCTACCCGGAGATGGAGTCTCTGGCGGATGTGGTCTTCTGCGTCCACTGGCAACTGACCGGCGTTGACGGCGAGTATTCGGGCAGCGTCTATAGCACCTGCACCGTGCCGGTTCCGGGCGACCCGTTCACCCCGTATGCCGACCTTACGCAAGAGCAGGTACTCGGCTGGATCTGGGCCAACGGCGTCGATAAAGACAGCGCCGAGGCTGCGGTTGCGCAGCAGATCGAAAACCAGAAGAATCCGCCTGTGGTAAGTCCGCCGCTGCCCTGGGGCTAAAACATTATGGCAAACGTCAAGATTTCACAGCTTCCCGCCGCAACGCTCCCGCTTGCCGGGTCTGAGGTTGCGCCGATTGTCCAAAGTGGCGTCACTAAGAAGGCTGCTGTCTCGGCGTTTTCGCCTTACGTTAACGTAAAGTCCTATGGCGCAGTAGGCGACGGCACGACCAACGACACCACCGCAATCAATGCGGCGATCACGGCAGCCGGCACGAACGGCACTGTGTTCTTTCCCAAGGGCACGTACCTCGTCACTAGCACCTTGCAGATGCTGACGGGGCAGTGTTTTTTGGGCGATGGCGGCTCAATGCAGGGCACTTCAACCATTCAAAAAGGTGGCAACGGCGACCTTATCAACATGGTTGGGCGGTGCCGCCTTGAGAACCTCAACCTTGATTCGGTAGGCGCGACCTACACCGGACGCGGTATCTTCGTTAGCACGGGCTTCTCGCAAGTCATCAACAACGTCCGTTCTACTAACAACGTGACGTATGCACTGGAGTACCAAGCAACTTCGGGCGGCGGCACGTTTGTCACTAACTTTGTGGCGGACATGATTACAGCGTCTGCTGATACGGCCGCAATTAAAGTAGGCGAAAACTATCCGACGAATGTCCTTAGGTTCTTCCAGAATATCTGGTTGTCCAACGGCAAGTTCGATTTGACCAATACCGTCGCGTTTACGCTAGACGGGTTTTTCTGTCGCGGCTTTATTACCGGCCCGACGTTTGATACGTGTGTCATCAACAAGATCGCCAACGGCCGTATCTCAAATCCCGGCACGCAGACCTTTACGATGGCCGACAGCTCAATCGTTAACGTACCGATCAGCGGCACTACGTCGCTGACGGGTTGCCAAGGTTTGATGCTGGCAAACTGCCAGTTCGATACGCTGACGATTGACAACAGCAGCATTAGTCCTGCCGCAGGCGGCGTAGCGGCGTGCTTTATTACGGATCGTCAACGCGTTTATACCCCAACGTGGTCGCAGGCATCGGGCACCGGACCTGTCTTGGGCAACGGCGTCATTGAGTCGATGGTGACGTATAACGGTTTTAAGGTCGAATACTATATGCGCCTTGTGATGGGCAGCACGACGACGTATGGCGACAGTACGGGCGCATGGACGTTTTCGTTGCCTCGAATCGCTAGTGCAACCGGAACGCCGTCGGGTTACAACCAGCGCTTGCTTGGTGCGTACATGAAACTGAACAGCGGTAACTTTATCTATATTGGTGAAGTAGCGATTGGCGCAGGCGAACTGGTACTTAGCATCGGCTACCAAAATCAGTCAGTGCGTGGAACATGGCCGTATACGTGGGCTGCGGGCGACGTGCTTGAGTTTTCAATTTCATACCTTGCACCGTAAGGAATTAGTATGCCTAATACAGCACCCATAGGTTTTGCTTACGCAGACATGGAATTGAACGGCACGAATTTAATTAACGTGCCGACGACAGGTGCTGACAAAGGTGTCGGCATTGGCGCTGGAGTCGCCGCAGAAACAGCGCTTGAGATTGGCGGGACTTATCCAACTTCCGGCGGCAACACGTTTCTTGTTCAAGCTAACGGAACTTCGCCAGCGGCTACTACGGGAACGCTGCGCAGTTTTTCAAGCACCCCAAATACTGCCGCAGGGTCATACACGCTCAGTGGTATCCAGCATTTTCGCGTTGAACAAGGCACCTTTGGCGCAGGATCAACAGTAACTAACCAGTACGGTTTTTTGGTGCAGTCCGGCATGACCGGCGCGACCAATAACTACGCGTTCTTCGCCGATCTTGCTTCCGGGTCGGGCCGATTTAATTTTTACGCGGGCGGCGATGCCGTAAATTACTTTGCGGGCAACGTCGGGATTGGTACGACGAGTCCGGCGGAACGGCTGCAAATTTATAAAGCTACGTCAAATGTAAGAATAAAAGTAGAGTCAGACGCCGCCTATAGTGCATCAGTCATTTTGACATCCAATAGCCGCGATTCGTATTTGTATAATTTAGATGGCGATTTGAACATCTATAACAACTATGCAAGCGGAAACACGATTTTTTACACCAACGCCACCGAACGCGCCCGCATCACGGCGGCGGGGAGTTTTGTTGCAGGTGCATCCGCAGCCCTTACCACCACCGCAACGGACGGCTTCCTATATGTGCCGACCTGTGCTGGAACGCCGACCGGAACGCCGACCGCCATCACGGGCATGGCCCCCATCGTGGTCGATACCACGAACAACAAAATGTACTTTTACAGCGGCGGCCAATGGCGCGATGCTGGACCGTAAATCAGCGTTGCGCCGACGCAACGTGTAGTATATTGTTTTAACCGTACTGGCCCGAACGACCAGGGTTCCAAAAGGAACACAAATGGCTGACGAAAATCAGTTGGTTGAGCAAGTAGCGGCGGAAGCCGCGCCGGAACTGGAGGTCACGGCGGCCCCAGAATCCGAAGTTGCTGCGGAAGCAGCGGCTACGCCGGAAGAGAAGCCCGCCAAATCGTTCACTCAAGAAGAGTTGGACGCAATGGTCGGCAAAAGACTTGCACGGGAACGTCGCAAGTGGGAGCGAGAGCAGGCACTGAAGGCGCCGACGAAAGCCGACGCCACCGCAGAACTGCCCGACAGGGAAGCAGACCCAGACGCCTACGCGGAAGCCCTTGCTGTCCGTAAGGCCGAAGAACTGCTTGCCAAGCGGGAAGCCGAGCGGCAACAGGCCGAACTCTTGAACGGCTATTACGACCGCGAAGAGGCGGCGCGTGAGAAGTACGACGACTTTGCACAAGTCGCGTACAACCCGGCGCTACCGATCACGACCGTGATGGCACAGACGATTCAAGCGAGCGAGATTGGCCCCGACGTAGCCTACTACTTAGGTGCCAACCCCCGCGAAGCAGAACGTATTTCCCGCCTGTCGCCGTACTTGCAAGCCAAAGAGATCGGCAAGATTGAGGTCAAGTTGACCGACAATCCGCCAGTCAAAAAGACAACCAGCGCACCGCCCCCGCTGAAGCCGGTAACGGCTAGAGGCACGGCGAACGGCTCCTACGAGACGACGGACCCCCGGTCGGTAACGGCCATGAGTACGTCGGAATGGATTGAGGCCGAACGTCGTCGCCAGATCAAGCAGTGGGAATCGGCGCAAAGACGTTAACCATTTACTAGGAGTAATTCCGTGGCTAATACACTTCTTACTATCGACATGATCACAAGGAAGGCGCTCGAGATTCTCGAGAACAACCTTGTGATCACCCGCAATGTTAACCGCCAGTACGACAACAGCTACGCTGTGGAAGGCGCCAAGATCGGCACCACTCTGCGTATCCGTTTGCCGGACCGCGCCCTTGTGACTGACGGTGCCGCCCTCCAGGTGCAGGACGACAACGAGCAGTTCACGACCCTCACCGTCGCTTCGCAGAAGCACATCGGCGTCAACTTCACGACTGCCGAAATGACGATGCAGTTGGACGACTTCGCCGAGCGCGTTCTCAAGCCGCGTATCTCGCAGCTTGCGGCGTCCATCGACGCTGACGTGGCGAACAGCTTCAACGGCATCTTCCAGTCGGTCGGCACCCCCGGCACCACCCCGTCCTCGACGCAGGTGCTGCTCGCCGCCCAGCAGAAGCTGAACGAAGCCGCTGCCGTGATGTCGCCGCGCTACGTGACCGTCAACCCGGCCGCGAACGCTGCGCTCATTGAGGGCATGAAGGGCTTGTTCAACCCCGTCAGCACCATCTCGGCGCAGTTCAAGAACGGTATGTTCGGCGAAGGCATCCTTGGGTTCAACGAACTCAATATGTCGCAGTCGATCAAGCAGTTCACGACCGGCAGCCGCGCTGCGGCCAGCGTTTCGGTGAAGGGCACGGTGTCCACGCAGGGCGCCTCGACCATCACCCTTAACGGCGTGACGGGCGAAACCCTCAAGAAGGGCGATGTGTTCACCATTGCGAACGTGTTTGCGGTCAACCCGCAGACCCGCGAGTCCACCGGCTCGCTCCAGCAGTTCGTGGTGACGGAAGACATCACCGCCGCCTCAAGCGAGTACTTGAACGTGAAGATCTCTCCGGCGATCTACACTTCGGCGCACGCTCTGGCGACCGTCAACTCGTTCCCGCAGAACAGTGCGGCAGTGACGTTCCTCGGCGGCGTTTCCACCCAGTACCCGCAGAACCTCGTGTACCATCGTGACGCGATTGCGTTTGCGACGGCCGACCTGCTCATGCCGCAGGGCGTGGACATGGCGAGCCGACAGGTCCACAACGGTATCTCCATGCGCGTTGTCCGTCAGTACGACATCAACAACGACCGTATGCCGTGCCGTATCGACGTGCTGTATGGCTACTCGGTGATCCGTCCGCAGATGGCCGTGCGCCTCTGGGGCTAATCCCCTTAATTCACAGGAGTAATTCAACATGGCACTTCCTAACGGTACTAGTGGGTATCAGTACAATGCCGGCAACGTCGGCGAGCCGCTGCTGTTTGTGCAGGGCGCTCCGACGGCTTTGACTGCTGCGGCTACGGCCACGGCGGCTCAGTTGGCGAACGGTCTGTTTACCTTTAACGGCACGGCTGGCGATCTGACGCTGCCGACGGTTGCTGACCTCGAAGCCTACGTTTCGTCTGCCGGAAAGGTAAACGCAGCGTTTGACTTCTTTGTTATCAACATCGACGCCACCACGGACGACGTAACGGTCGTCGTTGGTACGGGTTGGTCGGTAGTCGGCAACATGAAGGTCGATGAGGCCACGTCGGGGCATTTCCGCGCTCGCAAAACGGGCGATGGAACTTGGACCTGCTACCGCATCTCGTAATGGCAACGCCCCCGGCAGAGCAATCTGTCGGGGGCACTACCTAAAGGGGTATTGATATGCCTAATTCAAAGGCGATTGGTGTTGCCTTTTCCGACCCGGAACTTGACGGTGCGGTAATTGGCGCAGCAGGCGGCACCGTAGGCTTCTTCGGAACGGCGCCCGTTGCCGAAGGCGCGGCGC